TTTACGATATGTACGATTGTCCGAACTGTGGTAAAAGTTATGAGATTGAATATGAAGAATATAAGCATTGCCCTGAATGTGGGCAAGCAATAAATAGGGAGTGGCAAAAATGACAGAACAGGATTTAAAAGAGTGTATAGCAGAAGTAAAGAACAGCGATATACCAAATCCATCAAAGAAAAAGATTATGAATGTTTTGTATGAGCAGATGCATAAAAATGGTTGGATTCCATGCTGTGAAAGCACAGAAAAAATAATACAGTAATTTTGCCAAGACGGCAGCAGGACATTAAAAGGAGTGTGGCAGGTTGGATAAAACAATACTTAGCAAATATTCTGATGCAAAGGCCAGAATAAAACAGTTACGCAGAACGATTGGAAAGCTGGAGAATAAGTTAGTAAGATTAGAATCAACGGATTATGGACTGGTTAGCGATACCGTATCCAAAGGCAAGAGGGGAAAGAAGCCGCTAGGTACAGTTAAGATTACAGGATTTGATGTGCCAAAGTACCAAAAAACAAGAGAACAGCTAAAACTCCGCAAAGAAATATTAAAATACCAGGAAACAAACCTGCTGCAGTTAACTAACCAGATAGAAGAATTCATAGCTGATATACAGGATATTGAGTTACAGAATATCCTTACACTGCATTACATAGAAGATATGACATGGGTGCAGGTAGCACACCGGATGAATGCATTATACGATAGGAAAAAGTATACAACAGACAGTTGTAGAATAAAACATGACAGATTTTTGAAAAAAATTTGAAAGTGTTCGTTTTGTTCGGTTTTTTTCTGTTATAATTTAAAATAAAAAAACTGTCGCAAAAATTCAACAAGAAATTTGTGTTTTCAGGAAGCACACAGCCCGTTGGGATGGCGTGCTTTTTTCGTGGGAGAATATGGGGACGGCAGCAGGACAGAGAGGTGGTGTTGGTGGCAGATGAGGCAAAGAAGCATGAATTAGCAGAGTCAGACTATATGTCCGGCATGAAGTATAAGGAGATTGCCGAAAAATATGGGGTATCCCTGGCAACGGTAAAAAGCTGGAAAACAAGATACCGCTGGAGCAGGGAAGGTATGCGCGCCAACCCCAAAAAAGGTATGCATACAAAATCACAAAAAAGTATGCATACAAAAAAGGCTGCCAAAGCATCAGGGGAAGGGATATCCGCAGGGGAAATTGAGGAGATACTTGGGAATGCAGAATTAACAGACAAACAAAGGCTCTTCTGCATTTATTACATACGTTGCTTTAATGCCACAAAAGCATATCAGAAAGCATACAATGCCAAGTATGAGACAGCGGCCACATTAGGCTACCGTATGTTGAAAAATGATAGTGTCAGGGGAGAAATCGACAGGCTTAAAAAGAACCGCCTGAACAGGGAGATGCTTACAGAGGAAGACATTGTGCAGATGTACATAGACATCCTTTATGCGGATATCTGTGATTATGTGGACACAAAGCACAATATGATTGACCTAAATGGTCCTCTGGTAGATGGCAGGCTGATAAAGAAGGTATCTTTTGGAAAAACAGACTCCATTGAACTGCTGGACAAGGGTTCCGCATTAAAATGGCTGTCGGAGCACATGAATTTGGCGACGGAGAAGCAGAAAGCGGAGATTGATTTATTAAAAGCAAAATTAATAAAGGAAAACGGCTCGGAAGAAGAAACCGAGGATGATGGTTTCATAGAAGCCTTGCAGGCAACAGCAAAAGAGGACTGGGAAAATGAAGAGAATTAAAAAGGCTGTTTTTAAGTTCAAGCCATTTTCAAAAAAGCAGCGGAAAGTTCTTAATTGGTGGTGCGACAGTTCCCCGGTGAAAGATAGGGATGGAATTATAGCAGATGGCGCTATCCGTTCAGGAAAAACGTTGTGTATGTCACTTTCTTATGTGATATGGGCAATGAGCACATTTAATGGGCAAAGTTTCGGTATGTGTGGAAAGACAATTGGTTCTTTCCGGCGGAATGTCCTATTCTGGTTAAAGTTGATGCTTAAATCAAGGGGTTACAGCGTTACGGACCATCGGGCTGACAATCTGGTTGTGATTACAAGGGGTGATGTAACTAATTATTTTTATATATTTGGTGGAAAAGATGAGAGGTCGCAGGATTTAATACAGGGCATTACCCTGGCAGGCTGTTTTTTTGATGAAGTGGCATTGATGCCGCAGTCGTTCGTTAATCAGGCAACCGGGCGCTGTTCCGTTGAGGGGTCAAAGTTTTGGTTCAATTGCAATCCTGACGGTCCATATCACTGGTTTAAGACAGAATGGATAGATAAAAGCAGGGAAAAGAACTTGTTGTATCTCCATTTTACAATGGATGATAATTTAAGCCTTTCTGAAAAGATAAAGGAACGTTACCGCAATATACACAGTGGAGTGTTTTTCAAAAGATTTATATTAGGCTTATGGGCAATAGCCGAGGGTATCATATATGATATGTTTGACAGTGACAGGCATATTGTCCATTCTCTGGATAGCCTGATTCGGTCAAATTATTACGTATCATGTGATTATGGAACACAAAATGCCACTGTTTTTTTGCTGTGGTGCAAAGATGAAGAGGGGGCATGGGTTTGCTGCAGGGAGTATTACTACAGCGGCAGGGATGAGGAAAACCAGAAGACAGATTCAGAATATGCTGATGATTTGAAGGAATGGCTTGCAGGAATCAGGCCTGTTAAGATTGTGGCAGATCCTTCTGCAGCATCCTTTATTACCGAACTTAAAAAAAGAGGATACAGGATAAAAAAAGCGAAAAATGATGTACTGGATGGCATCCGGTGCGTTGCAACCCTGCTGGCACAAGGGAAAATAAAGTTTTATGATGGGTGCAAACATACCTTAAGGGAATTTTCTTCCTATATGTGGGATGAAAAAGCCTCACAACGCGGCGAGGATAAGCCTGTAAAGTTTCAGGACCATTGCATGGATGCAGTACGTTATTTTGTTTATACGATAATCAGTAAACCAAGCGGAATCAGAATATTGAAGTAGGAAGGGTAAGGATGCAGATGGAGATTGAGGAATTCAAAAAGCTTATCAAAAAGAACGAATCCTACCATACGGGATTTATAAGCGAAGCATTAATTGGAGAGCGTTACTATAAAAATGAATCAGATATTCTTAATGAAAAAAAGAAGGAAGACAGTGAAGGCAACGTATTACGGAATGCAGATAACAGGATTCCAAGAAATTTTCATGGTTTAATAGTGAACCAGAAGGCTTCCTATGCTTTTACAGTACCGCCTCTGTTTGATTTGGGTTCCCGGGAGAAAAACAATTGCATTACGAAAGCACTTGGGGATGAATATACAAAAAACTGCATGAAGCTATGTATTAATGCAGCGAATACGTCTATAGGATGGCTGCATTACTGGAAAGGGGAAAAAGGAGAATTTGAATGGGCGGTTGTAGACAGTAAGCAGATAGTGCCGGTATGGGACAAGTCGCTGAAACAAAACCTGATAGGCATAATGCGCCAGTATGAGGAAATAGACGAGGCGGACGGCGAGAGCTATATTGTTTATGAATACTGGACGGATACAGAGTGCCAGGCATACAGACGTAAAGCAAATGATACTGTAGATATGGGTTTATGCCCATATGAAATATTTGAAAATGCGGAAGCGGGGGAAAAGCAGGCAGACTACAGGCATGATATGGGAGAAGTTCCGTTTATTCCGTTTAACAATAATAATATCCATACCAATGACTTAAAAAATATTAAGAGGCTGATTGATGTGTACGACAAGGTGTACAGCGGCTTTATTAACGACTTGGATGATGTGCAGGAAATCATTTTCATACTTTCTGGTTATGAGGGTGAGAAACTGGATGGTTTCATGCAGGAATTAAAAAAGTACAAAACCATTAAGCTGAATGCGGATGAGGGGGCAAATGTCAGTACACTGAATATTGAAATACCGGTTGAAGCAAGGAAGATTGTATTGGATTTGACACGAAAGGCGATTTTTGAACAGGGACAGGGATTTGACCCAAACCCTGAAAGTTTTGGCAATCAGTCAGGGGAAGCCTTGAAATTCATGTATTCCCTCCTGGAAATGAAGACAGGGTTAATGGAAACAGAATTCCGGCCAGGTTTTGCCAGGCTGATACGTGCAATCTGCAGGTTTTATAACATTTCCTGCGATACGATAGAACAGACATGGACAAGGACGAGAATTAAGAACGATACCGAACTTGCTGAAATCTGTAAAAATTCTGTTGGAGTAATAAGCAGGCGGACGATTATAGCAAACCATCCATTTGTGAGTGACATCCAAAAGGAGATTACCCAAATTGAAGAGGAAGAGAAGGAAGAGCAGGAAAAAGAGGATATTTACAGAAAAGTATTTACGGAAGAACAGAATATGGGAAATGATGAAGAGGAAGAGAAGGAATAAGCATAACAGAAGGGTGATAATTTGAAAAATGCAGATTACTGGAGAATGCGTTTTTCGGAACTGGAGAACGAACAGTACCGGAAAAGCGAGGCCTTTATAAAAGATTTGGAACATCAGTTTCAAATGGCATCCAATATTATCCAGGCTGAAATTGAGAAATGGTTTTACAGGCTGGCAGAAAATAATGATATTTCATACAGTGCAGCGAAAAAGTTATTAAAGGCAGACGAACTGGAGGAGTTCCATTGGAATGTGGAAACGTATATAAAGTACGGAAAACAGAACGCAGCAAACCAGAAGTGGATGAAGGAGCTGGAGAATGCATCTGCAAAGGTCCACATCAAACGCTTGGAAGCATTAAAAATCCAGATACAGCAGGAAGCAGAAAAACTATACCAGGAATATCATAATGGCGTGACAGAGTTTCTCAAAAAAAGCTATGCCGATAGGTATTACCATACAGCATATGAGATAGACAAAGGGTGCGGTATCGGCCATAATCTTGCAAGGCTGGATATTAACCGGATAGAGGAATACATAAAAAAGCCATGGGCGCAGGATGGAAAGAATTTTTCTGACAGGATTTGGGAAAATAAGGACAGGATGTTAAAGAATCTGCATACAGAGCTTACACAGTGTATTATCCGTGGACAGCACCCGGATGAGGCGGCTGCAGCAATGTCAAAGAGGCTGGGGGTAGGGATGGCACAGGCGAGAAGGCTGGTATATACGGAAAGTGCCGCTGTTGCTTCCAGTGCCGCAAAGAAGTGTTTTAAAGAGCTGGATGTGGAAAAGTATGAAATTGTAGCAACATTGGATTCACATACTTCGGAGATATGCCGTTCCATGGATGGAAAGGTTTTTGATATGGGAGATTATGAGACGGGTGTTACTGCGCCGCCGTTTCATGTGAATTGCAGGACAGTAACCTGCCCATACTTTAATGATGAATTCACAGACGGAGACAAACGCGCAGCCAGGGGAGAGGACGGCAGGACATATTATGTTCCGGCTGGCATAAAGTTTGGAGAGTGGAAGAAAAAATATGTTGATAAAGAAGGGAAAGCTGATATACTTAATGAAGGAGAAAATACGGAAGAGGTAGTGGCTGTGCATTTTATAGGAAAACTGGATAAAAATATTTATAAATGTGTCACAGAGGATATTGTGACGGATGAGGTCATTATTACAGATAATCAGATAGAACATATCAAGGAGAGGCATCCATATGATTATGAACGTTTTTCGGGCTATTTTGATGAAATCATCAAAGACCCGGATTATATCATTAAAGCTAACAGGGCAAATACTGCAGTTATTTTAAAAGAGATTGCTGATGAGGGAGAACATTTTCAGACGGTCTTAAGATTATGTACATCTGCAGAGCCGGAAGGGTACAAGAATTCAATTATAACATTTTTAAAGATAGACCGGAAAAGGTGGAACCGTTATCTAAGAACAAAGAATATTCTTTACAAAAGGGAATAGATTTGCTATATTGTACATATAGTTACAAATAGGATTCTTTGAGGTGGTCAATTTCGTGGCAGCCACACACCATTTTGGTCAAAAGGGATGCAGGGGAACGCCACGCCTGCCAAAGAATCCTTTTATAATGGCAAATTAGGCATCTGATTTAGTTCAGGTGCTTTTTTAATACTAATTTTTAACGAAAGGGCAGGTGGTATAAATATTTCACATTAAGGCGTAGCGTTATACGTCTTTTTATCATGGCAGTAGGAATTCTTAAATTGTGTTTCTATTGTGCGTCCGAAATGACATTAAACTAAACTTACTCTGCCGGGAGAATAAACCGGCAAATCCCAGTACCCGGAGAGCGGGAATAAAAATCTATGGAGGATGATACAAATGGACTGGTTGGAAAATTTACTGAAAGAGGCAAAAATTACAGATGGGAAGCTGGATATTCCTGCGCTGATGGCAGCAGCCAAAAAGGAATTTCCAAACCACGCTGTGCCAAAAGCGGACTTTAACACTGTCAGCGAGGCGAAGAAAAAGCTGGAGGCAGATATCAAGGACAGGAACAAACAGCTAGAGGACTTAAAAAAAGAGAGTGGTGACGCAAAGGAACTGCAGGAACGGATTAAGGAACTCCAGGAGCAGAATAAGAAAGCGGAAAGCAAATATGAAGCAGATATCAGGGAATTAAAGCTTACCAATGCGATTAAGGTTGCACTGGCAGGGAAGGCGCAGGATGAGGATATTGTTGCCGGCCTGATTAACAGGGAGAAGCTGCTTCTTGGTGATGATGGAAAGGTCACCGGATTGGAAGAGCAGGTTCAGGAGCTTCAAAAAAGCAAGGCATTTCTGTTTAAATCCGGGGGGCAGCCTGGTTATAATCCGGCGCGCGGTGAAGGTGAAGGTACCACGAATCCCTTTGCAAAAGAAACATTTAATCTGACAAAACAGGGAGAACTTTTAAAGAATAACCCGGAGCAGGCGAGAGCGCTTGCGGCAGCAGCCGGGGTTGTAATTTAAGAAAGGATGATGTAAAATATGGCAATAACGAAAATAGAAGATGTTATCGTACCGGAATTGTTTAATCCATATGTTATAAACAGGACAATGGAGTTATGTGCGTTAGTGCAGAGCGGGATTATTGTAAACAGCCCGGAATTTGACAAGCTGGCAAGTGAAGCGGCGAGGACACACAATATGCCGTTCTTTGAAGACTTAACAGGTGATTCCGAGCCGACATTGGAAGATGTGAAAATGACACCGGCAAAAATCGGTTCCAATAAGGATGTATCGACAACGCTATTAAGGCAGAAAATGTGGGCATCTACGAATCTTGCGGCAGCACTGGCAGGGGCAGACCCAATGAAGGCAATCGGAGATTTGACAGCCAGTTATTGGGCGAGGGATATGCAAAAGGAACTGATTGCCCTTCTTGCGGGAATATTTGGGACTTACACACCGGATGGAGGCACTGCAACAACTCCAATGAAAGACCATATTCTGGACATTACGAAACAAAGTTCGGCGGCGGCAAAGAATATCAGTGCTTCGGCATTTATTGATGCGTGCCAGCTTATGGGTGATGCACAGGGGCTGCTTACGGATGTGGTGATGCACAGCGCAACGAAATCGTATCTGAAAAAGAATAACCTTTTAGAGACAGAGAGGGATTCAACGGATGTGGAATTCGACAGATACCAGGGCAGGCGTGTTACAGTAGATGATGGCTGTCCGGTCGATAAGGATGGCACATACACAACTTATTTATTCAGCCAGGGAGCGATTGCACTTGGCAATGGGAAACCGGTTGGGCATGTGGCTACAGAGTTTGACCGGGATAAGCAGACAGGTGGAGGTGTTGACTACCTTATCAACAGAAAGGCATATATTCTTCATATGCGCGGGGTTGCTTATACCGGAAAAACAAGGGAAAGGGTTGAAACGCCTACAAGAGAGGAGTTACGGCTTGCAGAAAACTGGAATCCGGTGTATGAGCCTAAGCAGTTACGCGTGGTTGCTCTCAAACACAAGATTGCATAGGGCAGATAGCCAATGGAAAGAAGGTGCGATGGAAATGTTTAACAGTGAAGCAGTAAAAAAACGGCTGGAGTCTTTTGGATATGAGGCGAAGAAGGAGGACGAACCTTCTTTGGATTTTTGCGTTGGAAAGACCCAAAATAGCATCCTGAATAAAATTAACTGGAAAGAACTGCCGGAAGGGCTGGAGTATATTGCTGTCGACATGGCAGCAGGGGAGTTCCTGCAGGCAAAGAAAACCTTTGCGCCGGATGATTTGTCCATGCTTGACCTGTCAAGTGCCGTAAAGCAGATTCAAAGCGGCGACACGAATACCGTTTTTGCAATTGGAAGCGGAAGCCTGACCAGAGAACAGAGGTTAGACATCTTTATCAGTCATCTTTTATCTTATGGAAAGGGCGAAATTAATTCGTTCCGGCGGCTCAGATGGTAGAAGCAATCAAAGCTGCACAGATGGCGGCACGAAAAGCCATTGAGAGCACATATTGCGACAAAGCGACAGTAAAGCAGTTTGAAAGAGTGATTGATGAAAAAAGCAGACTGGTAAAACCGAACGGATGCGTGACTGTGTTGAAAGACAAGCCGTGCAAGCTGTCTTTCAAAAGCATAACCCAGACGGTTCAGACGGAATCAAAGGCAAAAATCTCACAGGCAGTGAAACTCTTTATTTCACCGGATGTAACAATCAGCCCGGGTTCTAAGATAACGGTTACGCATGAGGGAAAAACAACGGATTATGCGTTTAGTGGTTTCCCAGCGGTATATGCGACACATCAGGAGATTATGCTGGAATTATGGGAAGAGAGAGCGTAAAAATGGCCGGACTTGGGAATTTTGATATGCAGGAATTAAGAAAGCTGCAGCAGAATCTGAATAAAATGCATGAAAAGCAGGTAAACGGGTTTGTAGAGGCCTGTGCCAAAGAACTGGCGGCCAGGCTGCTCAGTAAGGTAATAAAAAGGACTCCTGTCGGTGACTACTCAAAAGAAGTGGAAGTAACAGCTAAACGTGATTCCAAGCATCATAAAAAAGGAGACGTTTATACAAAAAAAGTGAATCCGAGCGGGAGAAGGGGCGGTAACCTGCGGAGAGGCTGGACAGCGCAGAAGGGTACCGGTTCGGAGGGGCTTAAAACAAGAGGGGCGGCGCAATTTGTTGATACCCTGAAAGTCAACCACTATGGTGACACTTATGTGATTGAGATTATAAATCCGGTAGAATACGCTTCTTATGTGGAGTACGGGCACAGGACGGCCAATCACAAAGGATGGGTGCCGGGACACTTTATGATGACTATTTCCGAGAAGGAGATACAACAGATTGCTCCGGAACTTTTGGAAAAGAGGATTGAGCAGTTTTTAGGGGGTGCGTTCAAATAATTAATGCCATCATTGCAGGAATCAGCAATGCATTATATGCAGAATTTGGATATGAAAACCATATGGAAGAGATTAAACAGGGACTAAAGGAACCCTGTTTTTTCATTTCCTGTATCAATCAGAGCTTCGGGCGGTATATGGGGAAGCGGTATCTTAGCCAGAACCAGTTTGCCATCCAGTATTTTCCGGAATCAGAGGAAAATGCAAATGAAGAGTGCCATAAGGCTTCAGAAAGAATGAACTGGTGCCTGGAAACAATTGAAATACCGGAAGGAAGAATTCATGGGACACAGATGAAACATGAGGTAGTAGACGGAGTTTTAAATTTTACAGTAAATTATGACTGCTTTGTTTACAGAAGAAATTCAGATATCTATATGGAAAAAGTAAAACATCATACAGATGTGAAAGGATAGGTGATGGTATGGCGGCTACAAATAAGGATAATGCAGCAGCAGAAAAGAATATGGAATGCGTATTTACAAAGGAGCAGTTGAAAGCTTCACAAAAGTTTGCAAACAGGAAGGATTTGCTGGAAGTCCTGTTGGAAGATGGCAAAAAGTACCCTGTTGCAAAGGTGGAGCAGATGATTGACAAATTTATGAAAGGTAAGGTGAGATAGGATGTCTTTGGGCGGCGGAACATTTGTCACACAGAATAAGGTTTTACCGGGAACATATATTAATTTTGTTTCCGCAGCTTCCGCGTCAGCAGCCCTGTCGGACAGGGGAACTGCAACAATGCCTCTTGAACTGGACTGGGGTGTGGAAGGGAAAATTTTTACCGTAACGAATGAGGAGTTTCAGAAGAATACAATGAAGATATTTGGTTATGCATATACGGATGACAAGATGAAGGGCCTGCGCGACCTCTTCCTGAACACGAATACCCTTCATGCATACCGTTTAAATGGCGGCGGGACTAAGGCGGCTAATGATTTTGCGGATGCACTGTACAGTGGCGTAAGGGGAAATGATTTAAAAATCAGCATTCAGGTAAATGTAGATGATGAATCAGCCTTTGACGTTATTACATATTTGGGGACAACAAAGGTTGACGAGCAGACAGTAAAGACGGCAAAAGAATTAGCAGAGAACGGATATGTGGTGTTCAAGCCGGATATGGCGCTTGCCGTTGTTTCGGCCTCACCGTTATCAGGCGGCACCAATGGAAATACGGATGGCTCCGCATGGCAGGATTATGCAGATAAGATAGAACCTTATACTTATAATACCATGGGCATTGCAACAGCAGATGACACGATTAAACGGTTATTTGTTGCATTTAACAAGCGCCTGCGTGATGAAATTGGTGTTAAGTTCCAACTGGTTCTTTATGATTATCCCAAAGCGGACTATATGGGGGTTATCAGCGTAAAGAATAAATGCACTGACGGGTCATACAAGGATGATGACGGCAAAACAGTATATCCGCATGAAGCGGCAGCAGTGTATTGGACAACTGGTGCAGAATGTGGCTGTGCAGTTAATGCATCCTGCCAAAACAAGGTATATGACGGTGAATATACTTTTGATGCAGATTTCACACAGACAGAACTGATTAGTGCTATCAGGGCAGGTGAATATGTTTTCCACAAAGTGAATTCTGATATCAGGGTACTGGATGACATCAATACCATGGTGACAACAACAGATACTTCCGGGGATATCTTCAAAGACAATCAGACCATCCGGGTTATCGACCAGTTAGGGAATGATGATGCTGTTATTTTCAATACAAAGTATCTCGGTAAAATTCCAAATGATGCAGCGGGAAGGACTGCCCTTTGGTCAGACCTTGTCAAAATCCGCAAGGAATTACAGCGCATCCGTGCAATAGAGGACTTTAGTGATGCGGATGTTGTTGTTTCGCAGGGCGATACCAAAAAGGCAGTTGTTGTCGAAAATGTCATTACAGTTGTCAATGCAATGTCCAAGTTATATATGACTACAACAATAGCATAACGGGAGGAGGATAAATCATGAATGATGGAACCGGGCAGAATGTTATAATGATGGGAAAGGATACCCTAGCTGCTTCCCTGGCACAATGTTTTATAACGATTAATGGGAGAAGGTATAATTTCATGCAGGCAATCAACCTGGAAGCCAAGTTAGAAAAGGTTAAAACCAAAGTGCCAATTTTAGGGAAACCGGGCAGGGGAAACAAGGCAAATGGATGGCAGGGGACAGGCTCCGCTACTTTCCATTACAACACATCTGTTTTCCGTCAGATGCTGTTAGATTACAAAAATACGGGAAGAGATACGTATTTTGAAATACAGGTAATAAACGAGGACCCGACCACTGATGTAGGGCGGCAGGAAATTGTTCTGTTAGACTGTAACGTTGATGGCGGCATCCTGGCGAAATTTGATGCAGATGGTGAGTATCTTGATGAAGATATGGACTTTACATTTGAAGATTTTTCAATGCCAGGTTCTTTTGATGACTTGGAAGGTTTTCTTGTAGCAGGCGAATAATTGGAATTGCCCCGTATGGGCAGGCTGGTATGGCAGATACAGGACATATGGGGCAATAAAATAAGGAAAGGTAGAAAGGAAAAACAATTATGTCAAATTTCAGCAGATTTATGAAGAGCAATAAAACAGCAAAAAAGAATGAAAAATATGCACCAACGGAGTCCCTTACAGATGAAAACGGGAAGCCGTTAGAATTTGAATTCAGGCATATCAGTTCAAAACGTGTTGATGAACTGCAGGATGCGTGTACAATTGATATTCCGGTAAAAGGAAAACCAAATATGACCAGGCCTAAGTTAGATACTTCAAAGTACATAGCAGAAATGATAGCGGAATCTACTGTATATCCTGACCTTTACAATGAAGAGCTGCAAAATTCCTATGGGGTAAAAACCCCGGTGGATTTAATTTATGCAATGGTTGATGACCCGGGAGAATACCAGGACTTGTGCGTATGGATTCAGGAATTCCAGGGATTCAGCAAAAGCATTGAAGACAGGGCGGATGAAGCAAAAAACTAATTGATGGAGGGGATGCAGAGGCTGTCTATGCATATTATGCCCTCCACAAACTTCATATCAGGCCTTCGGAATGGGCTGAAATGGAGCTGAATGAAAAAGCATTCATCATAGCAGCAATCCGGTTAAAGAATGAAGCAGAAAAGAAGGAGCAGAAAATGGCGGAAGCCAGGGCAAGGATAGGGAGGTGATACGGATGGGTTCAATTCAGACAGGCATAGAGCTGAGGGACAGTTTCAGCGGGGTAATATTAGGGATTATCAATTCGGTAAATCTTGCGGTTTCATCCATGTACGATATGAAGCAGGCAGTCAATGCCGATATTGACACTTCATCCTTAGAAGGTGTGAGGGAACAACTGAACCAGGCAAGCATTGCTGCGCAGGAATTTAACCAGACCATGGAAAAAATAATTGAACCGCCTGCCAAACCTGCTATTCCACAGTGGAAAACAGATACCATGACTGTATATAGCAGTTCGGGAATGGAACGGTATGGCCAGGAGATTCAAAGGACAAACGAAATGTTGAATTCCCTGAAAGACCGGCAGCTCCAAATCAAACAGGCCGCTGCCCAAATGGATATTCTTCCGCCGTCTGCTGTAAAAGATATAAGCGATTTAGGGACAAGAATCCAGTTTGTAAGGGAGAGGATATTTGAACTGGAAAATAATCCTGTCAATATGGGTACAGACAAAGCAAACAATGAGTTAGAACAGTTACGCGCACAATTAGACCGTGCGCTACAGGAACAGGAAAACTTAAACAGGGCAATGCAGGAGATGGATATATCAGCGGCAAACCAGGCATATCTGCAATTATCGCAGAGAATAGGAGGAACGGAAAGGTATATCAGGGAACTTAGTCAGGCAATGGAAAAAATTAATCTACCTTCTGAACCTATTGTACCACAGTGGAAAACAGATACAATGACTGTTTATAGTGGAACGGGGATGAAACGGTATAGACAGGAAACCCAAAGGACAAATGAAATGTTGAATTCCCTGAAAGAGCAGCAACACCAAATTAAACAGAGCGCTGCCCAGATGAATATTCTTCCCTCATCTGCTGTGAAGGATATAGACAATTTAGGGATAAGAATTCAGTTTATAAGGAAAAGGATATTTGAACTGGAAAAAAATCCTGTCAATATTGGTACAGATAGGGCAAGTAATAAATTAGAACAGTTACGTTCACAATTAAACCGGGCATTGGAGGGGCAGGAGAACCTAAACCGGGCAATGCAGGAAATGGATATAGCAGCGGCAAACCGGGCATATCTGCAGTTATCGCAGACAATAAGCGGGACGGAAAGGTATATCAGGGATAATAAGACGGAGCAGGAAAAGTTTACCGGAGAGGTAAAAAGGCTGCATCCCCCAATTGTAGAAGCGGCAACAGGGTTTAAAGGATGGCAGAAAGCGATAATTGTAGCCAACCATTCACTAGGGCTGATAAAGAATACACTTGGAAGGCTGGAGATAACAGATGTAAGCGGCGCATTTGAACGAATGGATACAATGAACCAGTTCAAAAGGACAGTTACGACAATGACAAAAGATGCCGATTTGGCAAATGCAGCCCTTAATACCATAAAGAATAATGTACTTGACACAGCATATGGCCTGGATGTGGCTGGGAAGGCGACACAGGGATTTATGACCAGGGGAATGGAACTGGGAACAGCAGCAGACCAGGTCAGAATATGGGCTGATGCAGTAAGCTTTTATGGCAAAGGGACAAATGAGCAGTTGGAAAGTGTCGTGGATGCAGTAGGAAAGATGTATTCCAAAGGCAAAGTGGAAGCAGACCAGTTAGACAGGCTGTTTGATGTAGGCATTGGCGCAGCGGAAATATATGCGGATGCAGTTGGAAGAACAGTTAGCAGTGTCAAGGATGACTTATCTAATGGGAAAATTAGTGCAGCACAGTTTATTAATACAGTAAGTGAGGCACTGGATAACGGCGTTTCTAACGGAGCTGCAAAGGAAGCCGCAAATACATGGGCTGCTACTTTTGCAAATATGAGGTCAGCTTTTACGCGCGGCTGGGTGAGCGTAATTGAAAAAACAGATGCCGCCCTGGCAAAACACAATCTGCCAAGCACCATGGAAATGTTTGCCATGGCAGGGAAAAAAGTGGAATCTGTATTAAACTCTGTTGGTGATTCAATGGTCACCGTAATTGGATACGGGGTTAAGCTTTATGATGCACTTTCCCCGCCGATTGAGTTCATAGGGGATAATTTATCCATTATTGTTCCTCTGCTTGCGACAGCAGCCACGATGATGGGGGTGTATACGGCAGCAGTTACTGTTTATAACATTGTCCAAAGAACCCGCAATGGCTTAGAAGCGATATCGACAGCACGCTCAGCGCTTAAAACCGGGGCAACACTGGCAGAAGCGGCAGCAACAGAAATGGCAACAGGTGCAACAGTCGGGCTGAATGCGGCACTTCTTGCGTGCCCTGTCACATGGATAGTGGGTGGGATTTTTTTGGCGGTTGGTGCCATGTATGTGGCGATAGCAGTGATTAATAAGGTACAGAATAAATCCATATCAGCAACAGGGAGGATTTGCGGGGCTGTCAATGTGGTCAATAAGGCAATTGAGAATACAGTGCATCTCTGCTGGAATGCAAGCCTTGGAATCTGGCATGCATTTGCAGCTTGTGCTTCCAATACTGGAACTGCATTCCATAATGGTCTTTTAGATGTATTAATGTTTTTTGATGATAGTGTCGTTACTATATTGGATGGCATTGTTGCGATAGGTGAAGCACTGAACAAACTGCCGTTTATAGAATTTGATTTAGACGGGCTGAAAAGTACGGCGAGTTCCTGGGCGGCAGAGAAGGCTGAACTTTATGCTGATAAAAAAGATTATGTCAGTGTTAAGGATGCTTTTAATGAAGGTTTTAATACCTTTGAAACTTTCAAGGATGGCTGGGTGGCAGATGCCTATAAGCAGGGATATGACACAGGTGCTAAAATCGAAAGTTTTTTCAAAAATTTTACGAATAACTTTGGTAAAACAGTGGATGACAACGGATATAAGCAATTGGCAGCAGAACTTGCAGATACACCAAGTAAATTGAAAGACATTGGTGATAATACAAGCAAAATTTCAAAGCAACTGGAAATTACATCCGAAGATTTGAAATATATCCGTGACATGGCAGAACGGGAATATGTGAACCGTTTTACTACGGCACAGATTACAGTCAATCAGACCAACCATAATACTGTCAACAATGACATGGATTTGGATGGAATCACTGAACACTTACGTTCAACCATGGAAGAACAGATGGCGGCGGCAGCGGAAGGGGTGCATTAGATGTATGAGATGTATATAGACGGGGTTCTGTTCCCAGTTGCTCCCGGAAAGATTTCGGTAAAAATCAATAATAAGAATAAGACTGTCACCCTCATTAATGAGGGTGAGGTTAATCTGATAAAGACACCGGGGCTTACGGATATAACGGTTGATGAGCTGCTTCTTCCTGTTGTCCAAAGATATCCGTTTGCAAGGTATGAGAATGACAGGTTTTATCCGGCAAGCCATTATTTGGAAAAACTGGAATCCTGTAAGGGCAAGAAGAAGCCGGTTCAGTTTAAGCTGTTAAGGATAGGCCCTGATGGAACAGGCGGGGTCAAGCGGAGCAATAAACTGTCCTGGGATACGGATTTTGATGTAACCATCGAGGATTATGAAATCATTGAGGATGCAGAGAAATACGGAATGGATGTATGTGTGAAGCTGGTTATGAAACAGTACCGCTATTGGGGCACGAAAAAGCTCAAGAAAAAGAAAAACGGCAATTACACAGTAGGAAAATGCATCCGCAAGACAAAGGAAAAGGCTAAAAAATATACGGTCAAAAAGGGCGATACGCTTTTAAAGATAGCACGGAAGGAGTTAAATGACGGGTCGCAGCGGAAAAACATTTATACACTGAATAAAAAGGCAATTGAAAAAGCAGCAAAGGAGCATGGAAGGAAGTCTTCTTCCAATGGATATTATCTGTACAAGGGGACTGTCTTAAAACTTCCAAAGACCGTTACCGCAAAAGGGATACATTTATAAAAAGCAGGTGGTTTGCAATGGCAAAGGATATTGTGGATGTGGCAATTGGTGAGATTGGCTACAGGGAGCAGGGGAACAATTCAACAAAATACGGGAAATGGTATGGCATGAACGGCGCGCCATGGTGCCATATGTTTGTTTCATACTGTGCCAGCCAGGCGGGAGCATCCGCGTCTGTCCCAAAGACGGCTTCTACTTCCGAGGGGATGGCATGGTTTAAGAAGAAAGGCCTGTTTAAGTATAAAGGGAAATATACTCCGAAGAGGGGGGATATCATTTATTTTAAATCGGCAGGGGCAAGCCATGTTGGAATTGTTGAGAAGGTGTCAGGTTCCACTGTACATACCATAGAGGGAAACACGTCAGATAAAGTGGCAAGGCGGAATTATCCGTTAAGCCATGCAAAAATAACGGGATATGGTGTGCCGCAGTATAGCAGCCTGAACACGTCCGGCAGCAGTACGGTTAAAAAGAGCACAAAGAAAAGTTCCAAGACAGAACTGAAATATTTGCGGAAAGTGCTAAAGAAGAAAAAGGCGGTTTCTGCCCCCATGGAGAAAACAGTGGGTGAAACAAACCATCTGCCTGCCGGGAAGGTGGCCATCATGGTGAAAAATGGCAAAAAGTTTTTTGAAGTTCCGGCAGAAGAGGGTGCAAAAATTGTGTGGGAACGCAAGGGGACACCCGGAAAACTGACGTTTACAGCAGAATACAATGAGAAATATAAAATTGTTGAAGGGAATGCTGTCACGGTTTTGGTTGACGGGGCAAACATATTCTACGGTTTTGTTTTTACAAGGCAGATGTCAAAAGACGGCATGATGTCATACACCGTTTATGACCAGCTAAGGTATCTGAAAAACAAGGAAACGTTAATCTATAAGAAGAAAACGGCGGATGAGGTTATTAAGATAATTGCGGAACGGTTCGGCCTGCAGTATGGAGCACTGGCTGCCACGTCCTACAGAAAGTCGGCAGTTGAAGACAATACAACGCTTTTCGATATTATTCAGAATATACTGGATGAAACACTGATGGTAAAAAATAAGGTCTATGTTTTGTATGATAAGGCAGGAAAATTACGTTTAACTGATATTTCGGACATGAAAGTGGATGCCTGCCTGATAGACGAAGAGACAGGGGAAGATTATACATACAGGACAACTATTGATGACGGTGTGTATAACCAAATCAAGCTGATATATGAGAATAAGAAAAAAGGCACATATGATTTGTATATGGCAAAAAACTCCAAAAATATTAACAGATGGGGTGTCTTGCAGTATGTGGACAAAATTGACAATCCTGACATTGGAAAATTAAAGGCAACGGCACTTCTGAAACTTTATAACCATAAGCAGAGGACCCTGACGGTTTCAGGCATCATTGGGAATAAAAGGGTACGTGCCGGTTCGCTTGTGCCGGTTATTTTGGATTTGCGGGATATTAAGGTTGCAAATTATATGCTGGTCGAGAAGGTAACGCATAACTTTAATAACAGGCAGCATACAATGGATTTGGTTCTTTCAGGGGGTGATTTCAGTGCCTAGTTCAAATTTAGTCCAGTTGATTAAAAGAATTGCGCTGGAAGCAGTGGAAGCAGCAAAGCCGTGCGATTACCGTATCGGTACGGTTGTCAGTACAGACCCTTTAAAAATCAAAGTTTCCCAGAACGTGGAACTGGAAGATGAGTTTTTGCATTTTGTGCAGGGTGTCCCGCAGGATACACTGCTCACAGGGGACAGGGTTTTTATGATTCGAAAGGCTGGCGGCCAGGAATATACCATTATTGACAAGGTGGTGAAATGATGATTCCAAACAATAGCAATTATGATGAGGAAGTAGGCGAAGAGCTTGAATCTGATTTTAGCATTGAATCAGAACCGTCATTAACTTATGCCATGAAACTCAGTGGTGAGGAAAACGGGGAAGATACTTTTGTGGGCAGGGTTGATGATGCAAAGGCTGTTGAACAGGCAATCCTTAAGATGATAGGCACAGAAAGATATGAATATGAAATCTATTCATGGGATTACGGGGTTGAACTGCAGGATTTAATTGGCCGGCCAGTTTCTTATGCCATGTCAGAAGTGAAACGGAGAATTACAGAAGCATTAACGTCTGACGACCGTATCGAATCCGTAGAGGATTTTGCGGTTGAACAGGCAAGCAGACACGTTTTATACTGTACTTTCACTGCCATAACTGTACAGGGGGATGAAATCGGAATAGAAAGCGAGGTAAATGTGTAATGTTTGAAGAACTGGATTTTGACAGGCTATCAGACAGAATGCTGTCAGCTGTGGATGATAAATTTGATAAAAGGGAAGGCTCGGTAATTTATGATGCGGTTGCACCGGCTGCGCTGGAACTTGCAAATTTCTATATTGCCCTTGATATGGTTATGGATGAGAGTTTTGCAGAGTCAGCGTCATATTATTATTTAATCAAACGGGCAGCAGAAAGGGGGATTATGCCAAGGGAAGAGACCTGTGCGGTTTGCAGGATGGATGTGGCGCCTGCAGGGGTGCCTGTCAGTGCAGGGGACAGGTTTAACCTTGGGGATTTGAACTATACGGTTGTTTCTGCCATTGATGCAGATGCAGGCATCTATCAGATTGAGTGTGAGACAGCCGGAACCATTGGCAACCAGCAGTTAGGCACTTTACTGCCAGTAGAAACCAAAAATGAACTTGGCGGCATGGAATCTGCGGTGTTATCAGAAATCATTGTTCCGGGGGAAGAGGAAGAAGATGTGGAAAGTTTCCGGGAAAGGTATTTCGCTTCCTTCAATAATGAGCCTTTTGGCGGGAACAAAGCAGATTATATTGAGAAGGTGAATAATATTGCCGGTGTTGGCGGGTGCAAACCGTACAGGGCATGGACGGGTGGGTACAATCCGGCAAAGATGATACCTGGCAAAGCGGTTTTGGGCTGGTTTGGACAGCAGTCAAGGGAAACACTGGGGCCAGAAGTGTATGCATGGATGGACACGGTTCTGAATGCGGCAAAAGAAAAACTGCTCACAGTCGGCGGGACAGTAAAGGTATGCATCATTTCGTCGGAATTCACCACACCGTCTCCAACGCTGGTTCAGCTTGTGCAGGAAGAACTTGACCCGGAGGGCACAACAGGAGAGGGTGACGGGATTGCCCCTATCGGCCATGTAGTCAGGGTGGTTGGAGTAAATGAGGTGGCTGTAAATGTTTCCGCTATAATCGAATATGGGCCAGGGTTTTCTTTTTCCAACATGAAGGGGCCTATCGAATCAGTGATAGATTCCTATTTTTTGGAGTTAAGGGAAAACTGGGCTTCCAATGACAGGCTGGCTATAAGAATCAGCCAGATTGAATCCAGGCTGCTGGAACTGGAAGGCATTATAGATGTGAAAGATACTGCCCTGAACGGGAATAAAGAAAACTTTATTCTTGATGCTGACAGTATCCCGGTAAGGGGTGATGTGATTGGATGAAGGAAGGGAACGCAAAAAGCTAATTGACTATCTTCCGCCCATCATGCAGAATTTTTCTGAATTTAAGCAGATTATGGGGGCGGAACAGCCGGAAATGGATATGCTGGATGCCGGCATTCAGAGGGTGCTTGACAATGCGTTTATTGCAGACTGTGATGAATACGGCATCAAAAAATATGAAGCAATATTCAATATCCTGCCGGATGCAGATGATACGCTTGATTTAAGAAAGCTAAGGGTCCTGATCCGCTGGAATGAGTTTGCGCCATATACATACAGGGTGCTGATTAGGAAGTTAAATGTTATCTGTGGTGTGAACGGTTATGACATCCTGCCTGATTTAGAGAATTATATTATAAAAATCAGCATTCATTTATCCGTAGTCAGGCAGAGGGCGGAAGTGGAGAGGTTTATAGAACGTGTCATCCCAATGAATATGAATTATGAGGTAAGCATTAAATATAACACACATAAGGTTTTAACAAACTATACACACAAATACTTATCACAGTATACACACAAGCAAATAAGGGAGGAGGAACTTTAATATGCCTGCTTATACGGAAAATTATAATTTAATAAAACCGCATGAGAATGAAAACTATGATGTCGGGGATTTCAACAAAAATGCTGATATCATAGACAAACAGCTTGGGAAATGCGCAAGGGGTCCCGGACTGGAATTTAGTGTTGTGGATGGAATCCTTAATGTAACCTATGATGACGGCAGATAGGAAGGAGATAATTATGGAACAGACCATACAGATAG